CTGATTAGTATCAGTTCATGCCGTATTCTAACAACCATGGTATATAGCGGTAAATCACAGTCCAGTGAATAGTGTTTATTTGATTGATATTTATCAGTTATTTCATGATTACCGTACATCCTTGTATATGTCGGTACAGGCTCATACACTTGACGGTGTATCACGTGGTGTATCACGTGGAAAATATGAACTGAGATTTTGGACGGTGAAATGGCTGGTGGCACAAACAAACTGAGCGATAAAAAGCTGAGGTCAATCCTGAATGTCTCGCGGGATGGTGAAGCACTGATCTCCGATGGCGACGGGCTAAGCGTTCGCGTGTCCAAAACTGGTGTGATCAGTTGGGTGTACGCTTACCGGTTGGGCGGGCGCGGGGCAAAGCTGGAACGGCTAAAGCTCGGGAATTATCCGGATATGCCTTTGAAGCTGGCGCGTGAGAAGCGCGATCAGTGTCGTGCCTGGCTGGCAGATAGCAAAGACCCGAAGCACCAGTTGAGTTTTACCACCACGGAAACCCTAAAGCCGGTCACAGTTAAGGACGCGCTGCTTTACTGGATCACCGAGTATGCGACCGACAACCGGGCCAATGTCACGCGACATAAAGCTCAGCTCAAGAAGCATATTTACCCCTTTATTGGTTCCCTGCCGCTGGCGCAGTGTGAAACCCGGCACTGGCTTGAATGCTTTGACCGGATCAAGAAAGATTCGCCTGTGGCCGCCGGTTATGTCTTTCAGATGTCCAAGCAGGCTTTGAAGTTCTGCCGTGTGCGGCGCTATGCCGTCAGCAACGCTTTAGACGACCTGACCATACCTGATGTAGGCAGTAAGCAGGAAAAAGGAGATAGGGACCACTCTGACGACGAAATAGGCCAAATCTGGCAGGCAAGCCAGCAATTCAAGTTTAAGCCTTACTATGCGTCAATGTTGCAGCTGCTGGTGACGTTCGGCTGCCGTTCTCAGGAGGCGCGGTTATCTACTTGGGCTGAGTGGGATCTTAAAAAATGGGTATGGACAGTCCCAAAGGCTCACAGTAAAGGCGGCACAAAGATTGTGCGACCCGTCCCGGAGACTCTGCGTCCTTTCATCGAGGAACTGCACAGACAGCATGCGGGTAGCGGCCTGCTGCTTGGGGAGGTGAAGGAATCATCTGCAGTGAGTCAGTGGGGGCGCCTGATCTGGAAACGGTTGGGGCATGCTGAACCATGGTCACTTCACGATATCCGGCGCACGTTCGCCACAAAGCTTAATGATCTGGGCGTTGCCCCGCATGTTGTCGAACAGCTTTTAGGCCACACAATGCCAGGCGTGATGGCCGTTTATAACCTGAGCCAATATATGCCAGAAAAACTGGAAGCCCTGAATATGTGGTGTGAGCGCTTATCTTTGCTGGCCGGTGAGCATGAAAACGTTATTTTATTGCAGGTGAAAAAATGAACCTTCCAGAAAGATTATATTACCCGTTACCAGAGGCAGTAAAAAAAATAGGTCAAGATTGTACCGTAAAGGATATTATTCATTTCGGTGCCACAGGTGCGTTAAATATATCTATTTATATAAAAAATTGGATGGAAACAGAAGAATCTCAGTTTGTTGTCGTTTACGACTCATTCAGCGTTGATGCTGAACAGGAAAGTTTTGGTGATTTCAAATCAATAAATGGGGATGGTTGGGGTATTAGTGGAATATATAAAAAGAATTTACCAGAAAGCGATATATTTCAAAACGCAACCTTTGTGAAATGGTTTGGAGGGTTTTTTTACATATCACCAAGTGACTTAGTGGACTTCGAATTTAACCATGATAGCGAAATGATAACAATACATTTCCTTGAAACGCATACTTCGGAAAACGTTGGCGGTTCAGTTCAACTGAATAACCTAAAAGGTATTGAAATTCCTGCAAGATATATCTGCATTATGGAAGGTGATATTAACTCAATTAATAAATCTGGTGAAATGCCGCAGCTTTCTGAACAGAATACAGTAAAGAGAAAACCTAATCATAATAAACAGAGTCAGTTTATCAAGGCTTTAATTGAAATGTTTTACGGAATCGGTCAGTCAGACAATATTTATGAATTGATGAAAGAAGGAAGTAAGAACACACCACCCGGACGCCTGCGAAAAGATTTTGAAGACTTCGCGTTTAAAATGCCTGTCGGTCATAAAACCGTTCAAGACTGGGTCGATGACGTCGAAATCGAACCATTGGAAATTTCCAAATCGGCCATGGAAATTTCCAAAAAGTAGAATGTCGCAACGCTTAAATACCCTCACTTACAACCATGTACGAGGGTGTTACCTATGGACAATCATCAAACAATCTCCGACCGCATAATCCGCGAATCTGAATGCCGTCAAATCACCGGCTTATGCCGCATGCATCGCTACAACCTTGAGAAACAGGGTAAATTTCCGTGCCGTCGCCAGCTCGGCGGGCGCTCTGTGGGCTGGTTACTTTCTGAGGTAAATGGTTGGGTTCATAGCCAGCCAAAATCTCAGATCAGCCAAATGGCGTGAGGTGGAGCATGACAAATAAACCTGACGTGTCTGTACTCTGCTTTGAAGGGCATAAAGTCCGTGTTCTGCAATTATCCAACGAACCATGGTTCATTGCTAAGGACGTCTGCCAAGCCCTCGAGATAGTCAATCACCGCATGGCGCTTAAGGCTCTGGATCACGACGAAAAGGGGGTAAATTTAACTTACACCCCTGGCGGGCAGCAGTTAATGCGCATCGTTTCCGAGTCTGGTTTCTACAAACTGATTGCGCGGAGCCGGAAAGCCAGCACGCCCAATACTTTTGCCCACCGTTTTAGTAACTGGGTATTCCGCGAAGTTATCCCTTCCATCCGAAAATATGGCGCTTATGGCGTGCCCTGGGCGTTGCTTCATGATTTTACCCGGCGTTCTGCCGACTCAGTTGAACGAGGTAGCCAGGCTGGTAAGGCTTTGGTGATCCGGAAGATTGAAAAGCATCAGTTGGCGCATGAAGAAAAGCATTTATTGGATTGCTTTCAGCCGCGGCTGGCGCTTGGAGGGGAATCAGATGCTGAATAAAACAAAGGCGGCCATGCCGGGCCGCCAGTGGTACACATCAAAACGTATCGAAAACGATATTAGCACACTGATCGATCAGGTCAATGCGCGCAGTTTTGCTCACATCTCTTCTAACTACGGGAAAAATACGCTCGTAGAGGCTGATCAGCTTTTTGGCTCAACACCACGCGCTATTAGCTCTTTACGCAAGATGCGTTTTATCCAGGTGGCAAGGGACGAATCACCGTCCTTTCGCATCTCATCTTCCAACTGTGAGCGAAATTCCTCACTCAGGCGCATTTGGTACTGTGGAGATTTTTTCAACTCTTGCATTGACATATGTAATTACCCTAATTACTATTCAAGTGTAATTACAAGGGTAATTACTTTTCTATCAAAAAGCAACGCCCCAGAGTGCGTCAACACTACTGAGGCGTCTGACCACAAACCGTTAATCGAGGTAACAGTTATGGCTGGATCACAGCATACCCAAACTCACCCTAAATTCACATGGCGTTTTCTGGCTCTCAGCGCCAGCGCTCGCAATGTGATTCACATCACCGCCGCCACCGAACGTGAAGCCCGCGATCAATCACCTGCTGGTTGCGTGATGGTCTTTGCTGGCCGCCTGCCATTACAGGGGGTGCGCCATGCGTGATATCTACCATGCGGTTGTCGGTAGCACTGACCTACTCAAGCACATCTCAAAAGAAGAACTCACTGATTACAGAAACAACTGCGGAGATGCGGCGTCAGGAATTATTTCAGCGCTTACAGCTCTGGGAACATTGGGTGGGGAGGCCTGTGAATGCGAGGAGTATTCGGAAGAAGAGTGCAAAATGGACATGAGAAACATCAGTCATGCCCTGAGACATTTGCCACGGCTGATGCTGGCGCTTGATCAGAACCGTGAGAATGCCGATTACGAACTGAAACGCCGGGAGGCAACCAAATGATCAGCCCAATCAAATTTAACGAGCTGGAAAAACGTGTTGCCGCCCTTGAGCTGGCGCTTGCTGCAATGTCTCGTAAAGACGCTTGTCCGGAAGGTATGGCACCACTCACCACGATGGCGGCTGAGATGGGGATTTCAACCAAGAAGGCTGAGGAGCTGGCGCGTAACAGCGGCGTGTTGATTGTCCGTCATGGCGCCAGCTATGCGGTGCATGAAGCCAAATTCCGCGAGGCGGCGCTGATCATCATCAAAGGGGCGAAACGCCAGTGCCGTAGTAAATACTGGTATCACCCGCTGATCGGTAAATTCACTATGTCAGCGAGGGCGAAAGCATGAGCATGTCTGTTTTAGAGCCGGAAAGCATGTCAGATGCGTTGTTCTCCTGCGTTTACCGGTGGATCAACGGCCACCCTATCGACAAGAAAGAGGCCAGTGCCGCCGCCGCCCACCACCGTGACAAAGCCACCACCTTTGGCGCATTGGCTCAGAAGTTAAAGAGCCTTGTTCCTGGTGCCGGTGCGACTTATGAATCGCTTTGTGAAAGTGGCCTGATCCTGACCAGCAGCGAAAAGCAGAAGAAAGCCCGCGCCGAACTGGTGGCTAAGTATCTTGGGGAAAATGAAGTTAAGGCACTGCTTTGTGACAGCGCTCGGATCAATCGCCTATTCCCTGCGCCAGCAGTCAAGACATCGGACAAAAAGCCAGAACCTTTTGTCGCTGTGGAAGGTGGTACGCCAACGCTCAATCAGATGGGGCCGAGCCAGCGCGGGGAGGTTTTGCTGGCGCATTATGACGGCCGGCTGGCGCTGAATGGTGACTCGGATACCGTACATCACTACAACGGCATTATCTGGGATCCGGTTCCTGATAAAGCGCTGGCGCGGGAAATGGCCGCTATCTTTATGGAATCACGGGTTCCGTACTCAATGCCCAGCATGAAGAACGCCGTAGACACCATGAAGCTGAGCCTGCCGCTCATGGAACCAACCGCCCGTAATCTGATTGGCTTCAGTAACGGGGTTTTTGATACCCGGGAAGGCGTATTTAGGAAACATAGCCAGGCTGACTGGCTCCTGATCGCCAGTGATGTAGAGTTCATTCAGGCCGAGCAAGGTGAGAGCCTGGCCACTCATGCGCCAGCGTTCTGGAAGTGGCTCACCTGGTCAACGGCCGGAAACGAGCGAAAAGCCGATAGAGTGCTGGCGGCTCTATATATGGTGATGGCAAACCGTTATGACTGGCAGTTGTTCCTTGAGGTGACTGGCGCGGGTGGCAGCGGTAAAAGCGTCATGGCCGAGATTTGCACCATGCTGGCCGGTAAGGGCAACACGGTATCAGCCAGCATGAAGGCATTGGAAGAGCCGCGAGAAAGGGCGCTGATTGTCGGTTTCTCACTGATTATCATGCCGGACATGACCCGCTATGCCGGTGACGGTGCAGGAATTAAGGCCATAACCGGTGGTGACAAGGTGGCCATCGACCCGAAACACAAAGCCCCGTATTCGACCCGGATCCCGGCTGTGATTCTTGCCGTCAACAATAACGCTATGTCATTCAGCGACCGAAGCGGCGGTATATCGCGGCGGCGGGTGATATTCAATTTCTCGCAGGTTGTGCCTGAGAATGAGCGTGATCCGATGCTGTCCGAAAAGATAGAGGCTGAATTGCCGGTGATAATCCGTCATTTGCTGACTCGATTTGCGGATCAGTCAGAGGCTAAGCGCCTTTTGTTCGAGCAGCAGAAATCAGAAGAGGCATTAGCCATAAAGCGTGAAGGCGATTCGCTGGTGGACTTCTGCGGCTACCTGATGGCGTCCGTGCAGTGCGACGGTATGTTTATCGGCAATGCCAGCATCATTCCGTTCAGCCCACGCAAATATCTATATCACGCCTATCTGGCATATATGCAGAGCAATGGACTTAACAGGCCGATATCCCTTAACCGGTTTGCTACGGATATGCCAGGCTCAATGGCTGAGTATGGGAAGGAATACATCAGAAGGAAAAGCACTAAGGGAAATATGCGTTCTAACATCCGGCTGACTGAGGATGCTGAGGAGTGGCTACCTGCCGCAACAGGGGGGACGGAATAAAATTTATTAAATAAGTCTCCACCTGTCTCCACCCATATAAATATGTATTTAAAAACATGTAGTTAATGGGTGGAGACCTTTGATTTAAGTCTCCACCTAGTCTCCACCTCTCCACCCAAAAGAAAAAAAGGTGGTGACTTAGGGTGGTGACTTGAGGAGACTATAAAACATAGTCACCACCCATTAAATATATGATTTAAATTAAGAAAATGGCTTGGGTGGAGAGGTGGAGACTTAAAAGCATAATTTATTTTTTGCCATCATTTTATTAAGCGGCCCCGGTCGTTTTTTTATTATCTATGCAATATCGATTAGTAAAATTACTCTTTACGATAAAAATAATTGATCGTATGATTCTTGCACCAACACTGGATAAACATCAGGGGTAAGAATGCCGACGAAAAAAAAAGGTCAGGCCGTGCATATCGACGCTGACACGATGAACAAAATTGAGGCTTATCAGGAGTGGTGCCGTAAAAACCGCCCTGAAATGCCGGTACCGACCAAAGGGCAAATTGTCCGCAACAGCGTGCATTACTGGTACAACGCTTCGCTGGGGGCATGGCTATGAAAAGCTGGTTCTCCATCAAGGCTAAAGCGGCTGGCGCTGCTGAAATCAAGATTTACGACGAAATTGGCATGTGGGGCATTACCGCCCGTCAGTTCTCAGACGAGCTGGCCGCGCTGGGGCAGGTAAAGCAGATCAGCCTGTTTATCCATTCCCCGGGCGGGGACGTGTTCGATGGGATAGCCATCTACAACCTACTGAAAAAACACCCTGCCAACATTACCGTGCATATCGATGGCCTGGCTGCGTCTATGGCTTCTGTTATCGCGATGGCCGGCGACAAAGTAGTGATGCCTGAAAATGCCATGCTCATGATTCACAAGCCCTGGGGCATCTCAGGTGGGAATGCTAACGAGATGCGCGACTACGCCGACCTGCTGGACAAAGTCGAGGCCGTGCTGATCCCTGCTTATGCCACTAAAACGGGCAAATCTGCCGACGAGCTGGCGCAGATGCTCGAGGGTGAGACCTGGCTCAATGGTCGTGAATGTGTCGAGCAGGGGTTTGCCGATGAACTGGAGCCAGCGGTAAACGTCATGGCTCGTCTGGAATCAAAAAGAATTGAGGAATTCGAAGCTATGCCAAATGCACTGAAGAACATGATCACCGGGCCACAGGGTTCAGTTACCCCGCAGGCAGCACCAGAGCAACAACGTATCAACGGCATTAAGGACCTGTTTGCCATGTTCGGCGGCCGCCATCAGGAATTGCAGTCAACTTGTGTTGAAGATGCATCCTGTACGGTTGATCAGGCCAAAGATAAGCTGCTGGCTCTGATGGGCAAAGACGCCACACCGTCGAATAAAAACGGCGGTAATGCGCACATCTACGCAGGTAATGGAAACATCACCGGCGACGGCATCCGTCAGGGTCTTTATGCACGACTGGGGCATGACCAGGCAGAGCGAGGCAACCCGTACACCATGATGTCGCTCTTTGACATGGCTAAAGCCTCTCTGACTGACCGCGGGATCAGCGTTGCGGGGTTCGGTAACCGCATGCAGATTGTGAACCTTGCGTTCACCCATACCACCAGCGACTTTTCTTCAATCCTTGCCGGTGGCGCTGAGAAATCTGTTTTGATGGGCTGGCAGGACAGCGGCGAAACCTTCCAGAGCTGGACAAAGACAGGTTCACTCTCCAACTTTCATGAGTCTAAACGCGTTGGCCTGAACGGGTTCACGTCGCTGGACAAGGTGCCGGAGGGCGCTGAGTACAAGTATGTGACCACCAGTGACCATGGCGTTCCGATCGCTCTGGCCACCTACGGCAATATCTTCTCAATCACGCGCCAGGCCATTATCAATGATGATCTGTCACAGCTGACGACTATCCCTCAGCTGATGGGCCGCGCTGCGTCACGCACAGTCGGCAACCTGGTCTATGCAGTGCTGACCGATAACCCAAAATATACCGACAGTAAGGCGCTGTTCCACGCTGACCACCACAACCTGATTGCTAAGGGCATGGACATGGATGGCCTGACAGAGGCGCGTAAGGCTATGCGCTTGCAGGAAGATGCAGACGGCAACCCGCTGAACGTGACCCCGGCTTACATCATTGTGCCAGCCGCGCTGGAAGGTGCAGCCATGCGGACTGTGCAATCAACATCCTCACCGTTCCAGATCGGCACACAGACCGTGGGCAGCGATACCAATCCTGTATTCAATCAGAACGCCGGGGTAGCCAACACAGTGCAGAATATGGGGCAGGTCATTGTTGAGCCACGACTGGATAAGAAGAACGCGCAGCAATGGTATGTGGCATCAGCCAAGGGAAGCGACACCATCGAGGTGGCTTATCTGGATGGCATGGATACGCCTTACCTCGAAGAGCAGCAGGGCTTCACGGTTGATGGCGTTGCATGGAAGGTGCGCATTGATGCAGGCGTGGCCGCGCTGGACTATCGCGGACTGGTCAAATCGTCCGGGCAAGCGTGATTTAGTTGCAAATGAAATGATTCAAAATGAAAGGTACTCCCGGAGGGAGTGCCTGCCACGGGGCGGCGGACTCGCGGAAAACGGCTAGTTTTCGTATTTCGATCGTCATCATCATCATCAACTAATGAGTTTGGATAAGAGGTTATATATCAATGAGATTGCGCGTCCTTAATGAAAATGAGGTTGCACTTGAGGTGATGAATGGCGTCCCTGTATGCAGCATCAGCGAAATTTCTCGGTTTTTGGAGATTGACCGGGCTACCGTAGCGAAAGTTATTAAGAAACATAATATTAAGCCTGCAAGATTGCGGAAAACCCACCCGATTTACCCGCTGCCAATTGTCGCGAGAAGGGTAATTAATAGCCGTTTTTGGTGATTTTTATCGAGTCAGCATATTCAGCAGGTTGTTGTTACTGATTCTTATCAGTTTATTGCTTTTATACCTGTTGAAAGACCTGTCAGAGGTGACGAGAGCAATTTCAACATTAGAGGGTAGCAAATGAGCAATTCAGAAGTTATGACCGAGATTCAGCTATTTGGCAAGTTGGGTAAAATATACGGTAA